ATCTGGACAGTCTGTAACCGACAGTCAAAGACATGAAAGGTATTGACATTTTAACGCCGGTGGCGGCACTGCTCAAATGCAAAAAACTGGACAAACTCCAGCACAAGTTGCCGCCCAAGGTTCTAAGAATATTGCTACAGCAGCATACAAGGCTGGTGGTGGTAATGCTCAAGCGGTAAAAACTGGACAAACTCCAGCACAAGTTGCGGCTCAAGGTGCTAAGAATCTTGGAGCAGCATTTAAAGCTGGTGGTGGTTATGCAAAAATGCAAAAAACTGGTTTATCTGCACAAGATGTTATCAAGCAGGGATCATTAAATATTAAAAATGCTCCAAAACCAGCTCCAGCACCAGCAGGTTCTCCTGCAGCAGGTAAACCACCTGCAGGCGCTCCTGCAGCAGGTAAACCACCTGCAGGCGCTCCTGCAGCAGGCGCTCCAGCAGCGGCAAAACCAACACCTGCTGCTAAACCACAACTAGGACCAACGGGTAAACCATTGGTTGGTGGTATTGAGAGAAGAACTCCAACACGTGCTGAAATGGACGCAGCTGCTGCTAAGAGAACTGCTGCAGCATCACCATCTTCTGCGATTCAAGCGGCAGGTCAATCTGCTGGTCAAAAAGCATTTTCTACTCCAGTAAAACCATCAACTACTACAACTGCATTTAAGGCACCAACGATTGATGTTGCTACAAAACCAGACACTTCTAATGTGAAGCAAGTTAATCAAGCTGCTGCAGCACCAAAACCAATCACTCCAAATCCTTCTGCAACTAGCACTAAACCTGGTGATGGTAAACCATACAAGGACGGTCCTCTCTGGGAAGAGACTGTAGATATTTTTGATATCGTAATGGAATATCTAATCAGCGAAGGTTATGCAGAAACCGAAGATGCTGCAGTGGTTATTATGGCAAATATGAGTGAAGAGTGGAAGCAGAGTATTGTTGAACAGCAAGTTGTCTCAGATCCTGGTGGGAAAGGTGGAAAAGTAACCGCAGGTAAGGAATATCCTGCAGTTTATAGTGGACAAAAAGGAATGAAATTTACTAGTGTAACTGGACAAAGATATTTTACTCCAGATTCTAAAGGTTTTGCAAAAACAACGCCTTCCAAATGATACTAATTTTTAAACCATTAATTTGTATGAGGGTTTCACCACCCTCTTTTTTTATAAATACATATTATAAAAGGTAATACGAATTAAAAATGGACACTTCTTCAAACCATGTGAGAGATATTGCTTATTTGTATGAAAATATTGTCAATGATCAACTAAACGAAGAAGATATTGGTAAGTCTTCATGGGATGCCATCACAGGTAAAGGTAAAAAACCAGTTCCAAATCCATCAGATAAAGGTGGTGTGACTGTTGATGCGGGTCCAGTTAAAATTGGTGTAACGAATCCAAAGACTGATATTGGTAAACAATCTGGTGAGGCAATCGTAAAGACTGCTCAGGATATAGGTGGTGCTGTAGCTGGAGCAGTTCAGTCAGGTATTGCTGGTTTAACTGGTTTGACGAAAGGTAAAGGATCCGCCCCCGCCGCCGCAAAATCAAAACCAACCGCTCCTGCTAAACCACAAACTGTCGCTGCTGCTGGTGGTAAGGGTGGAAAAGTAACTGTCGGTAAAGAATATGATGCAACTTTAGGTGGAAAGGCAGGTAAAGTAACTTATGATGCTAAAGGACAAAAATCATTCAAACCATCAGTTTCTGATGCACCCGCTGCAGCAAAACCATCTCCAACGCCTTCTGCACCTTCTGATTCTTGGAAACCAAAGACAAAAGGTGAAGCAGAATGGGCAAAGAACTTTCCTCATTTAGCAGCAAGATTGAATCCAGACGGAACCCAAAAAGGAACTGGTCAAAGTAAAGTAGAAAAAGATCTTGCTGCACTTCGTTCTGATAAACAGAAGGCAGAGATACAAAAAGCAAATGATATTATTAAAAGTGGTAAAGTTGCCGCTTTAAATCCAAAAACAGATACAGTTCAAAGCACTCAAGCAGCACAGAAAAAACCAGCGCCAACACCATCAGTAAAACCAGCGCCAACACCTTCTAATGATGATCTTTCTGATGCTGATAAAAAGAGAATCGATGATTTTAAAAAGTTAAACGCATTTCAAAAGTTAGGTCAAAGATCATCAGTTGAAGCTGAGCTTGCTAAAATGTCACCATCTAGAAGACAAAAAGTCATGGATTATTATAATCAAAAAGAATCATATGATGCTTATGAGGTAGTTCTTGAATATCTCTTTGACAATGGGCATGTAGATACCTTAGATGAAGCGCATTATGTAATGATGGAAATGGATTCAAAAACAATACAGAGTATTGTAGAAACATCTGGAGAATGGTTCCGTGGAATCTTTAATCCAAAAAATTCTGTTGCATCTAAGGCACAAAACACAAGCCCTTTTGCAACTCAACCAAAACCACTTCCAAGTATCCCATCACCATTTGCTAAACCAGCAAGTCGTGGTGATAGTGGTAGATTAACTACTTATGGTGCTGGTGGTGGAGCAGCAGCAGAAAGAAGAGGTCAAACTCGTGATCAAGTTATGCAACAAGGTGCAAAGAACCTGGAAAATAAAAAACAAGTAAATCAAAAACCAGTGAATCAAGGTCCAGATTTCGGTCGCTAATATTGTGGAGGGTTAAATAACCCTCTTTTTTATTCCCTAGTTACAGATTCTTTTACTATAGCGTATCCTTCTATGATTCTTGTAACAGTTTCACCATTGTTTAATAATAAATCATAGAAATATTTTCCTGGTTTTAAACTTGCAGTTGTTGTTGATCCCATAGAGATTGCGACTCTTCCACCATTTCTATCTGGAAATGTAACATCAAAAGATCCAGATACGGAAGATGATTCATATCTTTTTAACTGGGCACACCCAGTGTAGTTATTTAAATTTAAAGCACTGTTGTTACCACCATCTTCAAGAGTAAGAGTTTGTTCAAAGTCTGTTCCAGTATATATGATTATATTGCTTACATAGATTGACATTATGAACTTAAAATGCGATAAAAATATTTATGGTTAGAAACATCCTGTTGAGATGCCAGTTCTAACTAGAGCGGTTCCTTCTAAAGTGATAACTTTTTTAGTATTTGAAAGAGTTAATAATACATCATATACATATCGACCCGATTTAATCGTTGAAGTGATAGTACTTCCCATTGAAAGTTGAACTTTTCCCTCCGCTTCGTCAATAACATCAACTTGAAACTCATAATATGAAGAACTACTTGGAGTTTTTCTCATTTGAGATTTTACAGAGCATCCAGACAAACTGAATATATCATTGGCACTATTTCTTAAATCAAATATTTGACTGAAATCAACCCCCGAATTGATAACAAGATTGCTTACGTAGACTGCCATTATTATAAGACTTTATTGAATATTTATCAAGGGCTTGACAAAACCCCAAAACATACCTAGAATCTCTTTGTTCCCGTTGAAGATAAATAATAGCTCATAAAGACTTTAAGTATGAGTTATGAAAACCCCTGGCTCTACAATGGGGAAGTATTTGATTCTGATCATATTCAAGATTATTTTGGCTTTGTATATCATATACATTGCCGTCCAACTAATCGTTCGTATATTGGTCGAAAGTATTTCTGGAGTTTCCGCAAACCAAGAGGAAAATCTAGAAAAGTTAAGGCAGAGTCCGATTGGAAAAAGTATTACGGCTCCAGTGATGAACTCAAGTCCGATATTAACACTTGGGGAAAAGCATCCTGCGACAGAAGAATACTTAGCCTCCATAGAACCAAAGGACAGTGTAACTACGAAGAAACCAAACAGCTTTTCCTAAATAATGTGTTGATCGAGTCACTTGACGATGGAACGCCTGCGTATTACAATAGTAATATCCTAGGGCGCTACATGCGAAAAGATTATGGTAACTTTGGAAGAGACTCTTCGCCAAACTCATGATTGGGCAGTTGATCGTATTCATACTCTCTGTGAAGAAAATATTGAAGATGCCCACGCGATTCAATCAGAATTTAGTGAATGGTTGAATCCAGATATTCTTGATCATGATATTTTCTCATTAGAGTTTATAGGAGAGGGAGATGACACTAGACCTTCACAATTTTTTTAAATTTTACGACGAAAAGAATTCAAATCATGTCGCAGCAGTTCAGTGGTTAGAAGATAACCTACCTGCTGAGTTTATGGATGATGCAGAAACTGATTGGATTGGTATTTTTAGAACCAAACCACCAACTCCAGAAGTTCTTGCAGTTCCATATTTTAATCAAGTAGATAACTACAGAGATGCACATAG